CATGAAATTGATACCCTACAAGGCGGACTCAATGACACTATCAAAGCAGTGGCTGAAGAACTTGAAGTCAAACCTGCTATCTTGAAGAAAGCCATCAAGTTGGCACACAAGGCTGAGTTTGGCAAAGAAAAACAAGACCATGAAACACTGGAAACAATCTTAGAAACTGTTGGCAAAACTCTATAAGTATTGTGTCGCAACAGCGAGTCGTTCCCGTAAGGAACATGAATCACGGCTTACCGGCCATAAACGGAGCATATGAGTTATATAGACGCACTTTTTGATCGTGAACACGATCGCATCCACATTGTGGAACGCCGAGATGGCGTTCGACGATACCAAGAGTATCCAGCACAGTATACCTTTTACTACGACGACCCCAGGGGCAAGTTTCGCAGTATCTACGGCAACTCAGTGTCGAGGTTTTCAACACGCAACAACAAAGAGTTTCGCAAAGAAGTTCGCATGCACTCGAGCAAGCAACTTTATGAATCGGACATCAATCCAATCTTTCGTTGCCTAGAAGAAAATTACAAAGATCAAAACGCTCCTGAACTACACACAGCGTTTTTCGACATTGAGGTTGCATTTGACAAGGATCGCGGATTCAGCCCTGTTACAGATCCATTCAACGAGATCACGGCTATTTCAGTTTACTTGGACTGGACTGAGCAGTTGATCACCTTGGCTGTGCCTCCCAAAGGACTCAGCTGGGAAACCGCACAAGATCTAGTGAGCGAGTTTGAGAACACTATTTTGTTCGAGCGTGAAGAAGATATGATCAATACCTTCTTAGACCTAATCGATGACGCAGATGTGTTGTCAGGTTGGAACTCAGAAGGCTACGATATTCCATACACTGTAAATCGTTGTACTCGCATCTTATCCAAAGATGACACTCGACGTTTTTGGTTGTGGGGTCAACTGCCCAAGAAGCGTATGTTTGAACGCTTTGGCGCAGAGAACGAGACATACGACTTGATTGGTCGAGTGCATATGGACTATATGCAATTGTATCGCAAGTACACTTACGAAGAACGCCATTCTTATAGTTTGGATGCTATCGGTGAGTACGAACTCAACGAACGCAAAACACAGTTTGAAGGCACACTGGATCAACTGTACAATCAGCACTTCAAAAAGTTCATTGAGTACAACAGGCAGGATACTGCACTGCTGGCCAAGCTGGACAAGAAACTGAGATTCCTAGATCTAGCCAACGAACTGGCTCATGCTAACACAGTTTTGCTCCAGACCACAATGGGCGCTGTGGCTGTGACTGAACAGGCCATTATCAATGAAGCACACGAACGTGGCATGGTGGTTCCTAACCGCAAGCAACGTAATGAAAGCGAAGATGTGCAAGCCGCAGGCGCTTATGTAGCGTACCCTAAAAAAGGAGTGCATGAGTGGATTGGCTCAGTAGACATTAACTCCTTGTATCCATCAGCGATTCGTGCGCTGAACATGGGTCCAGAAACTATTGTTGGGCAATTGCGACTGTCAGGCACAGACAAATTGATCCGAGAGCGCATGGCATCGGGCATGAGCTTTGCGGCTGCATGGGAAGGTTTGTTTGCTACCTTAGAATACACTGCTGTAATGGAGCAGGATCGAGGACGAGATATTACCATTGACTGGGAAAACGGTGAGGAGACCACACACTCTGCTGCCGAAGTATGGTACATGATTTTTGACTCAAATCAGCCATGGATCATGAGCGCCAATGGCACAATCTTCACTTACGAGAAGAAAGGTATCATTCCCGGCTTGCTAGAGCGTTGGTATAGTGAACGTAAAGAACTACAGGCCAAGAAGAAGGACGCAAAAGATGCCAAAGAAATTGCCTTCTGGGACAAACGGCAGTTGGTTAAAAAGATTAACCTCAACAGTTTGTACGGCGCCATCCTTAACCCGGGCTGTAGATTCTTTGACAAGCGTATTGGTCAGTCAACGACTCTTACTGGTCGAAGCATCGCCAAACACATGGACTCCCATCTTAACGAATGCATCACTGGCGAGTATGATCACGTTGGGAAATCTGTCATTTACGGAGATACTGATTCATGCTACTTTTCCGCGTGGCCTGCTGTTAAGGCCGAAGTTGAAGAAGGCCGAATGGAGTGGAGCAAAGAAATTTGTATCGCGCTGTACGACAGCCTTGCTGAGCAAGTCAACTCGAGTTTCCCTGGTTTTATGGAACAAGCGTTTCATTGTCCACGGGACATGGGCACATTGATTAAATGCGGTCGTGAAACGGTTGCTGATCGCGGATTGTTTATTACCAAGAAGCGTTATGCTGTCAACGCTATTGACATTGAAGGCAAGCGACTGGACGTGGATGGCAAGATTGGCAAAACCAAGGCCACTGGCTTGGACTTGAAACGTAGTGATACGCCCAAAGTTATTCAGGACTTCTTGTTGGAAATTCTAAATAAACTGTTGGCAGGTGCCGGCCGGGACGAGATCGTGGAACGTATCCGTGAATTCAAATATGAGTTCAAAGAGCGACCAGGTTGGGAGAAAGGTTCACCCAAGCGTGTGAACAACTTGACCAAGTATGCTGCTGACGAAGCCAACAGCAAGACAGGCAAAGCCAACATGCCAGGTCACGTTAGGGCTGCTATTAACTGGAACAACCTGCGTAGAATGAACGGCGACAACTACTCAATGCAGATTGTGGATGGTATGAAGACCATTGTGTGCAAGCTCAAGTCCAACCCTCTAGGCTGGACGTCAATTGGTTATCCCACAGACGAACAGCGACTGCCGCAGTGGTTCAAAGAACTACCGTTTGATGATGCAGAAATGGAAGCTACTGTGGTAGACGGTAAAGTTGATAACTTGCTGAGCGTGTTGGATTGGGATCTTGCATCAGCAACCAACACAGATAATACATTTACCAGTTTGTTCAGTTTCGAATGATACTCAGCAACGTAGTCCGATATCTCAATGAGCTAGAGGCTATTGACTTTCAAGCAGTCAATAGCCAGGCTCAGCACAATCTGTTGGCTATCAATCATGTGATATCGGGACACGAGACCAACGTGGGATTCTACAAAATGCGTATGCAAAAAAGATACGACACTGTGGTTGATGCGTTGAACCAATATCAGCGAGTGTTCAACAACCTCAAAGACGAACTAGCGCAAACCATCCGGAATCACGAAAAAGACTATTACAAAAACAGTACCAAGTTGTACCAAACTGCCATGCGTTATGACTCCAACGAGCATGTGCTCGATCGTAGACTAAGCATTGATGATGACAGCAATTTGATTCTGCGTAGTAGACTGCGCATGTACACAGACTGGAGAACGCCAGGACTGATCATACACCCAGGGCAAGAGTCTTTTATTGAAGACATGGTTCCGCTTGATCCGCTGTATATTTTGGATACAAATCAGGATCTGATGCTACCTGCTTTGAACAAGTTCAATGATCAGTACCGTGCAAGATTGCGTAGTTACACCGTAGACGAAGATCGCAAGACCATGTTGAATGAACTGCCACAACAGCAGTTTGGTTGTGTTTTTGCCTATAACTTTTTCAATTATCGCCCAATTGAACTGATCAATCGTTATGTTCAAGAATTGTATGATTGTTTACGACCCGGTGGAGTGTTGTTGTTTACCTACAACGACTGCGATCGAGCACATGGTGTGGAACTGTTCGAAAAGAGCTTCATGTGCTATACCCCCGGTCATGTTATCCAGGCCCATGCTGAGGATGTCGGATTCGATCTTGTGTATCATTATATTGGCCAAGGAGACTTGGCTTGGTTGGAGTTTCGCAAGCCAGGAGAAATTTCCAGCCGACGAGGAGGACAAACACTGGCACAAATTATTCGCAAATGACTTGCATTTTCTAAATAAACCCTGTACACTTAACACTTAGGAGAATATTATGAGAGATTACTTACTAGACCTAGTAGAACACACTTTTGATCTTGGTTGTGTTGACCTGATCAAAATTGTTGGAGATGAAAACAGTACACAGATTGAAGGATTGGCTGCCGATCTGTCGGTTGTGATCAAGGCACAGTTTACCAATCCTGTGCCCGAGTTTGTAGGCACATTCGGTATGCCAAACTTGAGCAAGCTCAAGACACTGCTGAGATTGCAGGAGTACACCGAAGGAGCCAAGCTAACAATCACCCGTCGTGCTGACGGATCACCGGACGGTATCAATTTTGAAAACAAAACTGGTGACTTCAAAAACAACTACAGATTCATGGCGTCAGAAATTGTCAGTGACAAGCTCAAAACTGCCAAGATGAGCCAAGTGCCTTGGAACATTGAATTTGAGCCCACTGTGGCCAGTATCATGCGTTTGAAGATGCAAATGAGCGCCAACGCTGAAGAACCTACATTCCAA